TCTGGTTCCTGGTCAATACCCTGGTTCTCACGCCATTGGCTTACACCAAGGTAAGTATGAAGCGTTAAAGCAGGCCAAGAATGTAAAGGTTTATCGTGATGCCAATAAGGATATGGTATATGATGTGAGTAAGATCACCGAGGGTGTTTACGGAATCAATATCCACCACGCTGGAGCAGACTCTACATACGTGGAAAATTGGAGTGAAGGATGTACTGTGTTCAAGAAAATCAAGGACTTTGATGCATTTATGGGCATCGTTAAGAAAGCAGCATCACTGCACGGAAACTCATTTACCTATACGCTTATTGAAAGTAAGGATATTGCTTAATTCCTCTCATGGCAGAATTGGATAATATAGCATCCCAATTATTAAAATCTGCAGATCTTTTCTGAGGCCGAAGATGAAGAAGGAGTTAAAATCCCAGGCACTCCATTGATGGATGGCAACTTAACTATGGATCAAGAGACCTATTTGAATTGGGGCTCAGACGATTCTTATGTTACCACTTGGGCCTGTAACCAATTAAACTTTATAATTATATGATAAACTTAAACAAAAACTTATTGGACCTCGATGGAAAAGAAATCGAGAATGCTAACATCGGCAAAATCGTAGCCCAAACTTTGGTACAAAACCCAAAGGGGGATGCATTAAAAATCTGGCACATTGCTGGTAAATTACACAAAGGAGAGGAATTGGAACTTGACAAATCTGATGAGGAGATGTTAAAGAACCTAATTAAGGAATCTGAAACCTTGACGATCCTAACCAAGGCTCAGGCTTTGGAGTGTTTCTGATTAACAATTTTACATTTTAAGGAAGGGCAATCTACACGTTTGCCTTTTTCTTTTTTATTTTGTATCTTTGATATATGCAAGAAGTATTCTCACGTACAATCGACTTTCAGAGCGGCCTTACTGGTTGTCAAGTCATTTCAAATACATCAGCCAATACAGGTGGTTTTCAAGGTTTTGTAGTTAATGCAGACGCTGTTGTTGCTCAGGTTTTAAACCCAGCAGGAACAGATATAACCTCAGCATTGGGTCTCACATCTGTAACTCTGAAACAAGGTATGCTAATCACCGCAGCCAAGGGGTCTTATTTTTCTTCAATCACATTAACTAGCGGAAGCGTTATAGCTTATTTAGTATGATAGGAATTGGCATAGGTATCGGTATTAATAGAAATCGATTCGGTGGAGTTGCTCCATTTTCTTTGGGACAATGGCAACTTTTGACAAGAACTTTTTGGAACAATATAACAACAACTTGGAATTAAAATGGGAACTTCTTTAACTGGCTTAACGCCATCGACAACTTACGATGCCTTAATTAAGGTAGGCGATAATGATGCATTAACGGGTACACTTAAAAGATTAAGCGATGGTTTAGGCAATGACCTGCCTCTGTTGGTATCTACAAGTGGCATCACCAACTATGGAGCAGGTGCAATTACTAGCAACACTGCATTTGGTGATTCTGCTTTGTCGTCAAACACAACAGGTGCTGACAATACGGCTATAGGGAACTTAGCCTTGAGCGCAAACACAACGGGTCAATGGAATACAGCAGTAGGTCATGAGTCTTTATCTCTAAGCACTGGAAGCAATAATACTGCATTGGGTCGTCATGCTGCTAAGTTCAACACAACGGGTGCGGGTAATACCGCTGTCGGAACACAGGCAGGTAGTGTAAACGCAACGGGAGCAGGGAATACCGCAGTAGGATATATCGCTTTACAAAATAATACGAATTCAAACAACACCGCATTAGGTTATAGATCACTCAATCAGAACGTAAGCGGAAGCTATAACGTTGCAGTGGGTGTAGATGCTTTACAGAATAACTTAGCGGACAATAATACTGCGGTGGGTGGTTTGGCGTTAAAAGCCAATACTACGGGTACGGGTGTTGTGGCGGTAGGTTATGCTGCATTGACTTCTAACGTTACGGGAACAGAAACTGTTGCTGTGGGTTATCAAGCGTTGACATTGGCTACGGGTGGATTCAATACTGCAGTAGGTCATTTGTCGGGTAGTGCGATTACAAGCGGGACGGGAAACATCTCTTTGGGTGGTAGGGCTTTACAGAGTAACTCTACGGGTAGTAGTAACGTTGCTATTGGTAGAATGTCTTTGAGTGCCAACACCGCCTCCAACAACACCGCAGTAGGTTACGAAGCCGCTTTAACCAACACAAGCGGAACGGCTATTACTGCTATAGGTTATCAGGCGTTGCGATTGAGTACAGGAAATAACAATACTGCTGTAGGTAATAGTGCTTTAGTTGCAAATACAATAGGTGCACAAAACGTAGCAGTAGGTTCAAATAGTTTATTTTCAAATTTGAATGGAACGGGAAATACTTCTTTAGGACACGCTACATTACAAAATAATGTAAGTGGTACTAACAATGTTGGAGTTGGTCAATCAGCATTATCTGCCAACACCGCCTCAAACAACACCGCCGTAGGTTACGAAGCCGCTTTAACCAACACAAGCGGAACAAGTATTACTGCAATCGGTTACCAAGCGTTAAGATTGAGTACGGGTAACTCTAATACCGCTTTAGGATTTCAAGCATTAACCGCTAACACTACAGGTGCGAATAATACTGCACTTGGTCGTGTTGCTTTATCAGCAAATACGACAGGTTCTTCAAATATGGCTATTGGGGTGAATACTTTGCTTTCTAATGGTTCAGGTAGCAACAACGTTGCTGTAGGTAATGGTGCTTTACAAAACAACACCGCATCCAACAACACAGCATTAGGTACTGATTCCGCTTTGAATAACACAAGCGGCACAGGCATAACCGCCATAGGGTATCAGGCGTTGACTGCGAGTACGGGTACTGATAATACAGCGGTAGGTTCTCAAGCACTTGCGGCAGTAACTACAGGTACTAACAATACAGCATTGGGAGCGAGAGCGTTGGTAGTAAATACGGCTTCAGCAAATACGGGCATAGGTTACGCTTCAATGTTTGCTACAACAAATGGTAGTGCAAATACCTCTGTTGGTAGTTTAAGTTTGCAATTAAATACGACAGGTTCTAACAATTCAGCATTAGGGTACAATACGAATAGTGGTAACTTTAGTGGAAGCGTAATTTTAGGTCGTGATGCAACAGCAACTGCAAACAATCAATTTGTCGTAGGTAGTGCTACTACTAACGCAGGTTCTGTTGTTGCAGGTGTAAACGCTTCGACACAATATTGGAACGTTATCATTAACGGAACGGCATATAAAATTTTATTGGCTTAATTTACTTAAATTCGCACTATGAGCATTACATATAATTGGGTAGTAACGTCAATGTCTACGTTGCAAATTAGCCCCACAGAAACTGATTACGTAGTTACTGCTAACTATTCAGTCATCGGCGTTGACGGAACTTTCACAAGTTCTATCCAAGACACCGCTACATTTTCAGTAGAGGATAAAGACCCTAACTATATCCCTTACGCTGACCTTACAAATGATATCGTAATTGGTTGGATTCAGACAGGATTGGGTGAAGATTCAATCGCTAACATTGAGTATTGCATTGCTGACCAAATTGCTATGCAAATTAATCCTCCTGTGACTCCTCAAAATACTCCTCTTCCTTGGATTGAATCTGAATAACTAACTTATTAATCTATTAATCTCTTAATTTAAAAAAAATGGAACTGACCACAGCAAAACAAATTATTGCAGAAGCATTAAACATTGCCGTATCTAAAGGTTGTTTTAACCTTGTAGAAGTATCGAACATTGTAAAAGCTTTAGAAACTATTAACGAACAGCCATCAATTGAGTTTGGTGAAGTTACTGAGGGGTGAAAACATCTACTGTCTTATATATCGGAACCACTGTAATAGCTTTTTTAGGAACTTATTTCCTAAAGTTAGGTGCAGATAACATTGAACAATACATGGCTATTGTAGCTGTGGTATTTTTAGATGGTTTCTTTGGTGTATGGGCAGGAACTAAAAAAGTTGGTTTTCAAACTCGTAAAGCCGTTAGAGTACTCCAAACATTATTTACTTGGATTATTATCTTAACAGTTCTTTTAATGATTGAAAAGGGGTTCAATGGAACTTTCTGGTTATCAGAAACTTTTTGTGCCCCTTTTATAATCTTTCAATTAATAAGTGCACTTAAGAATGCTCACACAGTAGGAGTAATTAGTAATAGTCTTTTATCTGAGATATTAGAAAAGATAGATAACCATAAATTTAACCACCAAGATGAAGAACATAAACGTAAAACTTAATATAATTTTTATTGCAATAATTGCATACTTGTTATTTAAATATGAGTATGTACAAGAGAGAGACACTAATCAAGTACTCTCTTTTATTGATTCTATAGATAAAGCCAATGATAC